CCCCGTCAGAATCGTCACAGTATCTGACACAACCTGCAAAGGGCCGGACAGCAACTGATCCGGAATGAAGGTGTCATGCTGAACGCCGGGCACCCAGGCGTTTTGTCCTACCTGATTCACAGTCATTATTTTTACCTTTTACCTGGTTGTAGAGAGCGGACGCAAGAGATACCACGGAGTTTGCTGAAGGACCACCGTTGTCAGCGTTACCCAACTGGTGATTTTCAACTTTAGACATGCGTTCATCCAGTGACATGCGGCGGGGCTGCGATGCGACCGGTGCTGGACCAGAACTCGCCATCACCCGGATTGCGGCGGCGGAACTCATGCCGGTGGTAATCGCCAGTGAAACGGCCAGAGGGCCTTTGCCTGCAGCAAATTTACTGCCGAGAATGCGGGAAATGCGATTGCGCTCGGCGCGGCGACCCTTTTTGACGTCACGATCATCTTCATCATCGTCACCGTCGTTTTCATCGCCTTCATCTTCATCGGCATCCGCATCGTCGTCATCATCATCAGCGCGACGGGATTTGGATTTTTTAGACTTTTCCTTGTCATTACCATCTTCGTCGTCAGAATCATCACCATCATCTTCTTCTGCACGCTGAGATTTTTTGGACTTGTCTTTATCATCCTGATCGTCGTTGTCGTCCTCTTCCGCACGACGGCCTTTGGCCTTTTTGGACTTTTCTTTTTCGTCTTCATCATCTTCTGACGCGTTAGCACCGCGGCCAAAAAGGTGACCAAAACCTCTGATTTTCATCGACATCGTTACTCTCCAACTAGTTGTAATAAATCGCGGAACGCCGCATCAGGCGAGGCCACTCGATCAGCCAGCCCCAGTTGCACACCGTCGGCGCCAAGGAAACAGGCGGCTTCGGTATCCCGGACGGTTTTCTCTGTGATCCCGCGATTGCGGGAGACGGTACTCACGAATAAGCGCCCCATTTCGTCAATATCTGACTGAATGGCTTTACGCGCCGTTTCGCTTAAAGGTTCATACGGATTGGACTCTGCCTTACGGTCGCCGTAGGTAATGATGGTGACCTGCAGACCGTCATTTTTAATTTTCTGCGACCAGTCAACGTGCATCACAATGACGCCGACAGAACCGACGCCGCCAGTACGCGGCACAATTATTTTGTCCGCCGCACTCGCCAGCGCGTAAGCCGCGGAATAGGCGCTTTCGGATAAAATGGCCCAGACCGGTTTACTGCCGCGCGCGGCATAAATCTCGTCTACCAGGTCAAAACACCCCGCGACTTCGCCGCCTGGCGAATCAATGTCCAGACAGATGGCTTTGACCTCACCGTCATTCAGCGCCCGCAGGAAGCAGGCGCGAATGCCGTCATAGCCCGTCATCCCGCTGTAAGGCCGCAAGGAGCCGAGCTTCTGCACCAATGTGCCCTGAACCGGGATAATGGCGATACCTTCCACCACGTCATAACCCGTGTCGCGGGCCTGCCGGGAGAATGAATCATCATCGTCATCCCAGTCCGACATCGACTGAATGCGCGTCAGGCCAAAGCGGTCAGTCAGCGCCGCCATGACCACTTCGGCCTTTCGGGGATGCAGCGCCAGCGGCGTATTAAACAGGCGCTGCGCTAAGTGCGGTAAATTCACTGTGCCTCCGGATCTTTAATTGTTTGAGGTGCAAAGGTGTCAGCCTGTCCCCATGTCGGAACCGGCAAACCGCGTTCTTTGAAGGCTTCGATTTCGCGGGCACGCTGATCGAGAAGCTCTTCCCAGTCTTCGCCGACGTTTTCTGAAACTTCCATTTCCAGCGTTGACATGCCGGAATCCATGCCGAGGATCGCGCCTTTTTTCTCAGCAACGGGGTCTACCCAACCACGTCCCGGTCCCATCCACTGCGCGCGGCAATATGCCGCTTTGGCCGCCAGAAATTCCGGCGCGCCAGCAGGAAGAGGCACTTCACCAATATCGTGGAGTTCTTCGATAAAGCTGCTGAAGATAGGCTGGGCAAAGCCGCTGGCAAAATCGTCACGGCGGCGCGTCAGGGTTTTCCAGGCTTCCAACATGGCGGAACGGGCTGAACTGTAATTGACATCAGACCAGTCCTGCGTTAACTGCTGCGTTGAAATACCCAGCGCAGCGGCTACGTTACGTAATGCTGCACTTTCAAACGCGGCAAAGTTACTGTTTGGCCGTGCGGCATTGACCGTACTGATCCCCTCTCCGGGAGCCAGAATAGGAATACGTGCCCCACTCTGTAATGAGAGGCGTTTTTCATCATGATATTCTTTGCGCATATCCTGATAGGCAAAGACCTCATTGCTGGTATCTAACGAGTCTTCAAGCAGGCTCGGGTCATAGGGGGAAGTGATATATGCCCCGAATACCGCATTGAGAATTGAAGCCTCAAGCTCTACCTCATCGTATTTGATGAGCATCTTCAACCGCTGAACAATGGGCGTAAAAATGCTGGAACCCCGATGTTGTGCTGCGCGGTCACCGTCAAAATCATGAACAACAATCGGGCGACCCCACGCTGTTTCACGTGGTACGCGCTCCCATGTCATGGTTTTTTCAGCGCTCCACCAGTCCCCCATGTGCGCCTTGCGGATGTGATACGCCACCGGCACGCCGTCATCATCGATTTCGACACCCCCGCGGATTTTCAGCATGTCAAAAACCTGCTGAGGATTACTCAGGCGATCTGGATCAATAATTTGTACTGTTGTGGCATACCGAGCACGGCCATGTCCCAGACGATCCGTCCGGTACTGCAAAACGGCCAGGGCATCACCATCCACCAACTTGTGGCGGAAGGCCAACCGCAGCATCTGAGAAACGGTCTTTTTACGCTCAACGTCGCAATATCGGTTTGGGTCATTTGCCCAGGTTCGCCAGGCCGCCTCAACGGCGCGGCCGTATTCATCGCCCCATTTCGCATCAAAGGCTTTTAAGCCGGTCTGCATTGCCAACGCGCGATAGTCAACTTTGGCGATCGGGCGAAAGTTAGCACCAATAGCATTATCTAAAATGCGGGTAACGCTGCCGGATGCCCACCCGTCATTACGGGCCATATCACGCACGCGGGAAACAATGCGGTCGCGGTAAATATTGACTTCGTTATCCGGTGACCACAGGGCTGGCTGCCAGTTAGCCATCACGTCACTGAATGAATCTGCTGCGTCATAAGGCACGCGTCCAGATCCGTTTAACATCGAAGCCTTTCGGTTCGATGGGGGTAAGGGACGGCCGTTAGGGCCAAGGATCCTGACTTCTCCGCTTTTCATTAGTACCTAAACCTTAACGTCCGGCGCGGGCGCGTTACGATGCCCAACTGGGCCTGCAGAAGCTGAATTAGTGAAGTGAGTTGTCCGATATCCGTTTGCTGATAACTCACGGACCGGTTGCCGTCCCCTTGGGAGTATGAGAAAGATACCCCCTTCGCACCTGCAGCCAGCTCGAGATAAGCCTGCTGAGCAGTGGTTAGCGCAGCCTGTAACTGCGCAGGCGTCAGCGCACCAGCTAATAAGCTGGAGTTAGGATTAAACATAGAGGTCCTTAAGCGAGGCGCTTATGCAATGGTTTTCGCGGAGATTTTTCGGGTTCGTTAACAATGACGCCGGGTAACCGGAGATTTTGTTTTTCTTCCTGCTCAGCAGGTGGTGGAAGAAGTTTTCCGGCATCCGCCGTAATGCTGTCAGCCAGTGCATTCAATTTCAGGCCGAGATACATCAACCCACACAGGGCGCCGTAAGAATAGACACGACAGTCCAGGGCTTCGTTTGCCCTGCCGGGCAACTGCTCCCAAACGCGGTAACGCTGACCGCCGGCGGTTTTAACCACGGACCTTTCAGCCAACAGCTGTCCAAAATAATAAACATCCCTGTCTGCCGGATAATGCATATACCCCGCAGAGGGCATTCCGGCAGCGGGCGGTTCAATATGTAGCCTGGCACGCACGGAATCCTTCGCCGCGTTAACGCCCAGAATGATTGGCCTGAACTGTGACTTACTGCGGGAGGACGGTTTTTTTGTCGGCCAGACCGGGGAACGTTTCCCCCCGCGAGCTGACTCGCCCTTGATTGCCCAGATCCGGCGACCAAGACGTTCTTTGGCAAACTCATAGACTTTTTGCGTATGGTGCCCGCCGGAGTCCATACACGCTGCCATGACGTTGAAGCCCCTGCCATCAGCGCGGCGCCAAACCTGTTTAAGGTAAGCATCAAGCCGTTTCCACGGTTCATCCGTTTCGAGGTCACCCTCGATCACGTCATAAGCAATGGACCAGCTTTCTTCATTTCGGCCCCAGCCCACCACTTCAATTTCGAAGCGCCCATCCTGAGTATCAATTCCTACTGTGATGACGGCCACACCATCAGGAACCTCAGCGGCGTAGATTTCACAACGCTCAACCAGCTTTCTTTCACTGAGCGCCTTTTCACCCCGGTCTTCATAAACCTCCCCCAGCACCAGGTTAATAAAGGTCTGCCGCATAAGAGGATCATCTTTCACACGCAACCACTCGGCGACCAGATGTTTCCATGCAGCATTGGGAAAGAGACTATAACCGGCCCAGATGTGAAAACCGGCATGACCGTTGAACGGTCGGGTTGCACGCCACTCACCGCGTTTTACCATGACGGAAAGGTCGTTATGGTGGATTACACAACCAGAGTGCCGGCAGACGTAGTAGGCCGTTTCCGGTAAACCATTTCCCTCTTCGTCTTTATCCCACTTTATGCCGTATGGCGTATCCGGGCCGCCCCATTCCAGAACCTGAAACTCACCGCAGTGAGGGCACGGCACATTGAATTTTCGCTGGTCACTTTCGCCATACGCCTTTTCAATACGTGATATGCCCTTCACCGTTGGGGTCGAGCCCAGCACTATTTTGCGGTTCCAAAAGGTTTCGGAACGTTTGATACCCAGAGCAATCTGATCACCCTCAGTACCGGCACCGCCGGAGGGATACCCGTCAACTTCATCGAACAAAATCACGCGGCAGGTGATACGACGGAAACCGCCGGGGCTGTTAGCGCCCACCAGCGTCAGGTTTGAGCCGTTGAGAAACTGTTTTTTAAGGATGGTTTGGTTACTGTCTTTTGCCTTACTGTCCCCGGCAATAGCTGCCAATACCGGAGTATCACGCAGCATCGGCGCTATTTCGGTTTTGCTGTAATCCTCGGCATCTTCTACGCGAGGCTGCACAACCAATATCGGTGAAGGATCATGCTGGAGGTAATAGCCCACAACATGATCGAGAATTTTGGTGTAACCTACACGGGCCGATTTCATTACCGAGACTTGGGTCACCAACGGGTCGGTTATGGCATCCATCATGCCATCCTGATATCCGAAAGAGCGGAACCGGCCAGTCTGCGCGCTGGTCTCTTTCGACAACACTGCGAAGGTATTGGCCCACTGACTTAATGACAGCGGTTCAGGTGGGGCAATATCTGCACGTCGCAACTTTAATTCTGTGACAAAATTCCCCCAGGCGGCTGAGTTAGTCGGCACCTCGTTTGTCATCTGCATCAAGGCTCAACTCCTCCATTGCCTCATGAACCACCTCCTGCAGCGCCGACACGAACTCTGCATCACTGGTGGTCGAGGCAAGCACCCGCAAGCGGGGGCCATGTTCGGGAGCAATCGCGATCAGACGGGTACGCATACGGGAATATTCCTGACCTACAGCGGCGATCATGTCCTTATAAGGTAAGACCTGGCCGGACTTGATTTCGTACTCGAGCTGTGTGAGGAGTGCCAGGAAGTTTTCTTTCAGGGTACGGGCTTCATCCAGCGTCATTTTAGCGCCGCTGGCGGCGATCATGCGCTCGACGATTTTTGTCGGCGACTCACTGTGATCTGCTGACGATTTGTTACCCAAGTTGTTACCCTTGGGCTTGTTACCTGCTCTGTTACCCTGTTTGTTACCTGCGGCACTTTTATCGTTTTTTTTCTCAGGCCGGGTAACAGTTTTTCGGTACCGTTCGATGTTGGCATTTGATGCCTTCACATCGATGTCCTCACCATCGAGAACCAGCCAACCACGGGCTTTCCAGGTGGTTGCCGTCTTGCGGCTGACACCGTGAAGTTTGGCAAAATCCGACTGGTTCATGTGTTACCTCAGTTGTTACCTGTTACCCAAATTTCAAAATTTCATAGCTAGACGCAGAACGCGGCGCGCAATGCCCGTGTATTAAAAAGGTCCTGGGAAGGACCCATTTTTTATTAGGAGCCATTATCATCGTGCAGTGCGGAGTGCTTCGTCGATCGCCTTACTCAACGCGCCGGGCATCAGACCCGCCGCCATCTTCTCGGCTCTGTCCATGTATCCCAATGTGGGTTTAACAGGGAGCGCATCACCAAACCGGATCAGGAGTTTGGGCATTGGGTTCTTCACCCGTGCGCGGTGCGTGCCATTAGCTGAACGCTTCTGACGCTTTTTGCCTTTTTTACCCTTCTTCACTTTCACGCGCTGCCATACCCCATTAATGCCATCAATATCACCAATGAACACATCAGGTTTGGCTTTGAGTTGGGAGAGTTTGTTGCGTGACAGGTTGCCGTACTTGTTTAGTTTGACGTTTTTAGGATTGAGCAGAGCCTGCCCGTTAAGTTTATGCACACCACCAAACTCCAAAGGCTCCAAATACCCGGCAGCAATATCGCGAACAAATACTTTAGCGATCAGGTTATCGCGGCGTGCCCCCGCAGAACCAACCGAGTTAACAGTAAAAGGCGTTGGGTTCTCCAATTTCCGCTGAAATGCAGTTTTCTCTGCCGCGGCGATCTGTCGGGCAACGCTGGTTAGTGCCTGAGCTGTTGCAAACGGGATTTGCTTTTTCAGAGACTGGAGCTTGGCAGAAAGGTCTTTTATATCAGCCATAATGGCTCCAACAAAAAACCTCCCGGAGGAGGTTTATATTTTATACCAGGTCGCCAATTTTCTTGGCTTTCACTGTTAGTATGGCACCAGCAATACCGTTTACAGAACCGGATAGGCTGTACCCGCCAGACACTTCTGCAATACTGAGATTGATGGTGTACTCCTTAACGCCATGAAAGATATTCTGGGCATTAGGGTTGTGCTGGAAAACATGTAGATCCAATTTTGCACCATCAACTTTACCCTGGTAGGTAAAGCCAAAGTCTCCACCGTTCACGGAGCCATCCCTCACAACTACGGTCCCATTTCCCACGTCATTCTGATTGCTGCTGAATACAACAAAGTAAATACCGTCTTTCATATTCATCCCTTAAAAGTTCGGCGCACTCAAAATTGGGTGCACAGAATCTATTGTTGCTCTCAGAGCATTTTTCAACCTAATCAGCAATAAATATTTCAGGATGTGTATTTATCAGAGGTATTTCTTCGCCAGCGTTTTCAGCTCGTCTTTTGCTGCATCGCCCAACTGTGCAACGCCGCTTTCGATAAAGTTCAGTGCTGCATCAAGGTCAGCTACACCTGCTTTTGCTTCAGTTGCGGCTGTTTGCAGTAGAACTCCAGCGCCACTCAATCCAGGGGAAGTGATGGTCACGTCACCTGATGCCTGAAGGGTAACTGCTGCTGTCTGTGTTGCTACATCTACTACCGGGATATCGGACATTGCACTCTCCTCTTGTGTCTGGGTTTCAGTCTGAGTGACTGATGTGTAAAAGAAGCTGATTAGCCATAGAAATATGCTCTTTAGCTTTGTCATTTCTGTCTGGCCTCTTCTGCCTGTTTAATGCCGTCGAGCTGGTTATTTAGCTGGTCAATCGCCGTTAGCAACGGGTCAATCCAGTAAACAACCTGCCCGTATGTCAATCGGCAGCCGGTGGAAGTGGTGGCGCCACTTTCTGCAGCAGGCTGGCCGGTATCGGAGTGCATTGCGCTGGTACGTAAACTTTTCGTGTACCCGAGCAGGCGGTCAGCAACAGAAGAATCAACACACTTGCCGCTGGCCGGGTCACTTTTGATAATCGTTCGGTATTCAATTTCTCTCTCCTGGCTCTTTCCGACGATTTGCACCGCGTACAGCTGCGCGGCGCCGGCAATCTGATTTGCTCGTTGGAAATTAAACGCCTGGGTTGAAATGGTTTCGGACTGGAGGGCGTTATCAGACTGGAGCTGGCTCACCTGCCCTTTTGCCTCTACGGATTTTCCGTAAAAATGAAATGCCAAAAAAATCATCAGCGCGATAAAAACAGCTGTGAACGCGGTTACGCTGATGCGGAACCAATTGATCATGATTAGCCCTCCAGACAGAGCGCTTTTTCTTTATCGCGTCGGATAACCAGGCCAGGCAGTTTTTTACCGCCACCATTCACGAAGTCAGGCAGGTGATTGCACATCATCGGCCAGTTGCCGGCCTGCGCGTACTTGTGGATTGATGTTTCAAAACGGGCCTTTCGTGCGGTGCTGTAGTACGTCCGCAAACTGGAGCACCCCATATTGAACGCCGCGGATGTCATGGCGCTGAACTGGTTATCGTTCATGTCCCGACCACGGAAATACGTGTTTATGCATTTTTCCGCGTCCAAAATATTTTTCTGCCAGTCAGCGGCGATCTGCTGATCGGTTTTCCGCGTGCCGGGTTTCACGCCGTGGGTATTGCCTATTCCGTCAGTCAGATATCCCGCAGGGCAAACATAGGGTTCTCGGCGACATGCTTCCGCGTTGCCCATCAGTTCGAGTCCCTGCTCATTCGTTCGAACCTGGCAGCTTGAAACCACAATGGCGATAATCGTCATCACGGAACACACAGCGCCAGCAGCACCGGCTTTCTTGATAATTGCCATGGTCAATCATCCTTAGCCGCTTCAAGAACATTTTTTATACCCTCTGAGACTTGAGGGTATTTGGCGACCGCCGGGGTATCGGTGCGATATTTCAGCGAGTCGATTGTCGCCTGAGTCAATTCCCTGTCCAGCTTAAGCCGTTCGGCATCATTTTTTTTCGCCGCTTTAATCGCACTTCGTTTATCGAAATAGCCCAGGAGCGTAATCACGATGCCAACAAGGGCCGTCGCCATGTAGACACGTTCCAGAGTAATGAAACCAGCGATCGAGGAAAGCAGAGTGAGAAGCGTCCCGCCGCCGGTTAAGTTGTCAGAATGTGGATTCATTTTCATGGTCTCGCCCTCCGGTCGTCCGGGTGGGTGCGTAGTCGAGTTAAAAAGGGAATTGGCGGCTCAGTCACTTTGCGAAAGTGACATGGTGGGCTGATTGGCTGCCCACAAAAGTGCAGACATAAAAAAACCGCCTCGTGGGCGGTTAATCATTTATCCTTTTGCCTAAGCAAGTATTTTAACCTCTTAATCTCCATTTCAAGGTCGATTATGGCATCTAGTGCCACATCAATAACTGAATTTACCGGTTTCCCTTTGTAGTGGTCATCCGAACATAAGCCCCCTTGAGAGGCGAGAATCAAAATTGTTTGAGCATCTTTTTCTGCCATATTACATCCTCCCTAGCATGCTATAGGAACAGGTAATTATTGGATTAGTATAGATAAAACTAGAAGATTTGCATGATAGAAAATCCGGCAGTGGCATAAGCATTAGCCAGAAAACTCAATATAAATATTCAACTGGATAATCGGATTGATAAACATTCGGCTGAGCGCTGAAAAGGGTGCGGTCACAACGTGATGAGTGTGAATTCCAGCGCTCATGCGAATGCATTTTTTGTGACTAGGGGATCAACTATCTCAGACGAAAAAGCAATACGCGCTACCCGTATCTCCCGCCAAAACGTTCGAAACATCGAGCTTTTCTACATACACGAATCATTTCACTGATTAGACACATCGATTAGAAAATTATCACATCACCTAAAATGATCTTAGTCGGATGTTTCCGAAATTTGAATAATTGGAAAGAATATTAAAGAAAGGTAAACTTTCCTTTTTTAAGGAGGTTCAATATGTTCAGAAAACTAGCAGCAGAATTCTTTGGAACTTTTTGGTTGGTCTTTGGTGGTTGTGGTAGCGCGGTACTTGCTGCGGCATATCCAGAGCTGGGTATTGGTTTTACAGGGGTAGCGCTCGCATTCGGCTTAACCGTGCTGACAATGGCATATGCTGTTGGCCATATTTCAGGGGGCCATTTCAACCCGGCAGTGACACTGGGGTTGTGGGCTGGCGGACGGTTCCCAACTAAAGATGTTGCCGGCTACATTGTCGCTCAAGTCATTGGCGGTATTGCAGCGGCCTCTGTACTTTATTTAATCGCCAGTGGGAAAAGTGGTTTTGATGCAGCAATCAGCGGGTTCGCATCAAATGGCTATGGAGAACATTCTCCTGATCACTATTCTGTTTTGTCAGCGATCGTCATTGAGATCGTTCTGACTTGTGGTTTCCTAATTGTTATTCATGGTGCCACCGATAAGCATGCCCCGGCAGGCTTTGCTCCTATCGCTATAGGCCTTGCCCTTACCCTAATCCATCTCATCAGCATACCTGTAACCAACACGTCAGTGAATCCGGCGCGCAGTACGGCAGTGGCTATTTTCCAGGGTGGATGGGCTTTGCAGCAACTCTGGCTGTTTTGGGTCATGCCAATTATCGGCGGCATCCTCGGCGGTATAATTTACCGATTCTTACTTGAGAAACGTGATTAATCGTCCCAGAGGCCTGACACTTTCAGGCCTTATTTTCATTAGTCTTGTCATTCGGCTGAGCGCTGAGAGCTTGGGGATCGATAGTGCGTATCAATGAAATTCCCAACACTCATGCGAATGCGCTTTCCAGTCACTCCGGGTTATCCCATCTTCGCAGACTGAAAAGCATATTTGTGTTGCGGTGCCGGGTGCCTCCCGGTGAACCGTTGGTCAGCTAACCACGATTCGCATTCCGCACAACGTGAGGATTATAGCTTATTAGCCCTACCGCATAGGTAGGATTCACCGCAACGCAATAAACGTATCACAAGAGACTGAAATACAAAACCCGACCGGAATTCTTTGCCACTTCTCGCAGTGGCCGCGCTCATGCCCTTGAGTCTCTGTCGCTCCTCGCCGCTAATAACCGGTGCGTGCTTGGCTGGCGCGCTGCTCTACCGGTATACCTTTTTCTTTAATAACCCTCACCAGCGCATATTGCAGTTCGGACCTGCATCTGGCTCCCTCTATCGGGACTCGGGGCAGCATCATTACTGCTGCGTTGGCTGACGCCTGCGGTCTATCCGTTTACTGGTGCATTTTACTATCCTCCAGAAACGACAAAGCCCCGGCGTTTGCCGAGGCTTGATATCAGGTATAATTTCCCATAATTGGGATAAATCTAGCCATATCCGGCAACTTTTGCAACTTCTAAATCACTGGGTTACCTTTTTAAATTCCGATTCCGCCGACGACTCTTCAATAAAACATTTGGTGATCAGCTTTTCGTAGAAGGGTTTCCAGCTGTTGTTCCACGTTCTCTCCGGCAGGTCTGGCAGCAATGCTTTCACTGCGCGGTGCGCCACCGACGCTGGCAGACGGGAATAACCAACGCCATGACAGCGTGGGCATTCCTTTTCGACCGGCAGGCCCATCAGAATGGATTTTTCCCGATCGACTACTTTTCCCGTGCCGTTACACCTGCAGCGGCTCGATATAACGCCCTTTCCCTTGCACGGCTCACAAATAACATCAACTATCTCCTCCCATTCCTTTTTTGACTTCATTTCGTCCCAGTAAAGCAGGCCTAAGTTGCCCGGCAGTGCATCAAGATATTCCTGACGGTCGATTGCCATCTGGTTTCTGAATACTCGCTTCTCTTTCAAAAAACCGGTGCCTGAACAGCACGGACAATCAGACGTTGCCGCCGCCGAGCGCGCGTAATCTTCAAAAGCCATTTTCGCCATTATGCGCAGGCATTCAGCCATGCGACGCCCTGCGACTTTGCCAATATGTTTAGGTGCGTGCTGTTTGGCGTATTGCGTGAGCATGCCGACCGCTATGGTTTTGTCCTGCTGGCTGATACCGGCTTTTGCCAGGAACAGGCGCAACCCGAATTCAGCGCCGCTCTGCGTCATCCCCAACGCCGCCATAATATCGGTGATGTTCAGTGCATCACTGGCCGTCGCACGGGAACTGTCGCTGATCGATAACCCTTTCGGGGAAAAATGCTTCAAAATCGTTTCAAGGTTCATGCTATCTCCACACTTATTTTTGCTTGCCGGTAGCGATAACACCCGTCGCCAGCGCGCGGTCTAATGTCTTCAGCACCAGAAATTCCTGTGTACCGTGTTCTGCTTCCCAGGCGGATACGTCTTCATGAAGTTTTTCGTGACACCGTCTGCACAGCGGGATCACGAACATGTCATGCGCCTTCGTAGCCGTCCCACCCAACCCATTACCAAGAATATGGTGAGGGTCATTCGATTTTCCACCGCAACCACAACACTGCTGGCGCTTTATCCATTGAGTGTACTTCTCGCATTCCCAGCGGCGACGTTTAGGGATCCGCATGTATGACTCTGGCGTCTCGGGGTCGATTGCCAGCGCCAGCACCGGTTTGATGTTGCTCGCCAGCACTACATGCGGTTCTTTCTCATACGGGTCGATGTCGGATTCTTTCATCTGGGCGCCCGGTGCGCGGTATTTCACGCCCAGAGCCTCGCAAATTATTTCCTCTGGCAACTGTGACGCCAGCCCCTTACTCGTTGCCCACCAGCACAACTCAGGCAGGGTCAGTCGATGGCCGTCTGGCAGCCGCGAACGCGCGCGGATAGCTTCAGTCACAAATTCGGTTACATTCGCCAGCGCAGCGGCGTCCAGTTTGGCTGATCCTTTGTCGCGGTATTCATTATCGTGAGACCAGCACAGGGAAACCGTGCCGCGCGCACGGCGCACCTGCACCAGTTCATGATGATGATATTGCCCGCCAAAGTCGGTGCACTGGCAGCCTCGGTTACGCTTAACCCACTGCGCCAGCGCATCCCAGCCACCGGCCAGACCAATTACACGCTCTGACGAAAGAAAGGCAGAAAGGCGCGGATCATGCGATAACGGCTGAGCCTCAACCGGTACCAGGCCGTCCGCCACGCCGCGAAGGTCTGCAGGTTCGTCGGTGATCAACAAACGCTTCCCGCTGAAGTGTTGCAGCATGTCGCCCGGCGGCCGCAACAGCACGATCCCCAACTCTCGTTGAGGATACGGTTTTAACAATGCTCTCATTCAATCCCCGTTAGGCCGCGGTGGCCGTTACCATCAACCTGATCAGTTCCTGAACCTTGGATTCATAGAAATGAGGCTGCGTTTCTCTCGGGTTGTTCGGGCTGGTGATGTTCTTCCCGTACTGCAAACCCTTCGAAGTCACTGACCAGAACTGCTTTTCACCGTTTTTCGCTTTGGCTGAATTGCTTGGCCTGGTGCGACGTTCGACTATGCCCAGATGAGCGAGGCGCCCATAGGCTTTAACAGGTGTGACTGGGATTGAATATTTTTTGAGGACTGAGCTGAGGGACATTGTCGGACGACTGGAACCGTCAACGGCATCACTTGGAGCATCGATAGCATATTCAGGGGAGAGATTGGGCAAACCAACCGCTGTCTGAAGTTTCTGGCATGCACCAAGAACAGAAGAATTTGATAGGTTGAGCTCTTTGCGCATAAAGCCCAATAAAGTCACACCAGCCTGCATAAGGTCGTTGGCTGTTGCTTCCCTGGCTTTGCTGGCAATGGCATCAAAGGTGCGGATGACCTTGAGATTGAATGTGGCGCTGATCCACATAGCGTATGAATAAACCAGCTCTTTGCAAACGTAAGTGCCTTGCTGGTCACCACCACGAATAACGCTAACTGGTTGATTTTGTTCCGATGGTGGAATTCCCCCATCGGTTAAAGCTTGTACAAGCTCTTGCGTTTGCTGCGAAGAATACCAATATTTTGGTCTGTGGCGTTCTTCTCCGCCAGCTGCACGGTGTAAATCGTTGAGGCAGTAACGACCATCTTTATCGAGACGTACGGAAACACCCTCAATTACGAGTAATTGATTCATAGATCACTCCACACTTTAAGTTTTAATGGCTCCCTGTCGGCTGCACACCGACTGCACAGAGAGCGTTCTTTGCACTGGATAACCGTACACCGCTTTAACTCATTTTCAAAACGCAAATTACACCCCCGCACCTGAAAACGTTGAAATATTGATCTCAGCCTTGCCACCTTTAGTGACCGGTCCCCACTCGACCAGCATGCGTTTCACCTGGCTGTCGTCCTTCCAGATCCCCGCGTGGGTCAGGCCATCAAACAGCGCCTTCTGAAAATTATCTAAATCGCGTTTCGCCCTGCTCGGTGGACACAGAACCAGATGCACTTCCAGTTCGGTGAGCAGCGCTGGTGGGCGGCAGCGCAACTGCTGATAAATTGATGCCAACGCGTTTGACCGGAAGATCCGCCCGCGCTCGCTGATCAGCACGCCCTTTCGGGTGGAGCGCCAGTAACCGTTGACGCTCGGCGGGAATGGCAGGGTCAGTCGCATGCTATTTCCCCCGCTTTGATCAGACTGTTCAGCACTGCGTCAGCATGTTCCAGCGCCGCGGTGTAGTCAGTGGAATGCAGCTCCCCCGAAGGGGAGACCGCCATTAACCAGCCTTTGTAAGCAGAGAGCCAGATTTTCTGGAATTCGTTCATGCGGCCACCTCTTTATCAGCGCCGCACATTTCCGGCAGATTGGCGCGCACCAGCGCTTCAGCGAATGGCGGCGGTACCGCGTTGCCGCAGCGGGCAACCTGTTTGTCTTTGGCGTATTTCTTGCCGCGGTAGTCCTGATCGATGATGTACCAGGAAGGAAAGCCCTGAGCAGCGTAAAGCTCATGCGGTTGCAGCATGCGCATGCCGATATCAACGATCTGGTAATCGACACCTTCCACTGTGACCAGGCCGAACCGATCATTCGTGGTTACGGTGTGCAGAGACCCGTCCAGACTGAAGCCTTCTTTCTCGTTGCCGTAATACTTGAGCAGGAAAGCGCGAACCTCACCGATATGCAGGCCACCGGCCGTGATGGTTGGGGCTGGTTGAGTGACGGGCTGGCCGTCTTTGCAGGTGCCGCGAAGCTTGACCAGGTTGGAAGTCACCAGTGCATGATGATCGGTGGTGGTGACCGTGTGTGCTGGTGCATCCATCGCAGCACCAGCCCCGGTGTAGTTGCCGCCGAAGTGTTTCGCGAGGAACGCGGTACATAACTGACTTTTACCGCCACCGCCCGCAGTGATAGTGCCGTTTGGCTCATCAGCTGCGTGACCGACACTGTTGCCGAACTGACGGGCAATCACCGGAGCAACCAACAAGTGTTCTGCTTTGCTTGTTACGGTTGTCAGTGGCTTACCAGCTTCATACGACATGCGGTCGCCGCCGAAACCGGTCTGACCGATACGCGCAATGATCGGCGCTACCAACGCATGTTTGCCGCCGCCAGCAACTACAGTGCCGAGAGGTTTTTCGATATCCAAAGCGCGCGGTGATTGCCCGGCGCGTTCCCCATATCCGGTTTGAACCAGAGTTGGAGTAATAAGGGCGGAATGTGATTCTTTCATCACAGTGTAGAAAGGTGCCTCTACTGTGCGAGGTTTTCCCTGATATGCAGAACCACCGGCTCCGACGATAAACGGCGTCGGGTTGTCGATCACGAAGCGCTGAATGCCGCGGGCAATACGTTTCAGCGTGTTCTCTGCCAGCGGCTTTTTACGCTCGAAAATGCTTGGGCATGAGATTGACCAGTCAATACACTCGGCGGCAGTGCGCCACGGCGCCAGCTTCCCGCTCTGAACATCCAGTGATTTCGGATCCCCGTGGCTTGCTGCTGGCCACTCAACTGGCTGCCCGTCGCAGCGCATCACCATGAAGAACCGGCGGCGGATTGTCGGGGCGCCAAAGTCACAGGCGCGCAACTCGCGGTGATCGACAACGTAACCCAGACCGGCGACCAGACGGCGGACATCGTCACTGTTCACATCGATGTTCAGCACTTCGCAGCACTCAGCAATGGCCGGATGAACAGCGGGAATGCCGGTGGTCAGCATGCCAATGAAAGCAGCGAAGGTTTCACCTGCGCGTGCCGGATCCGGATGCTCTGTGCCGTCCTCGGCGGTAAGCAGCGGGCCCCACGTTTTAAACTCTTCTACGTTTTCAAGCATCATCACGCGCGGACGTTTTGCCAGTGCCCAGCGGATCACAATCCAGGCCAGACCACGGATTTCTTTCTTAACCGGTTTGCTGCCCTTGGCTTTACTGAAGTGACGGCAATCTGGGCTGAACCATGCCAGTCCAACAGGACGGCCAGCGGTCGCTGCGATAGGGTCAACATCAAACACGGATTCACAGTAATGCAGCGTTTCAGGGTGGTTGGTGCTGTGCATCGCAATGGCGTTTTCGTCATGATTGATCGCGATATCCACGCTGCGGCCAGTTGCCATTTCAATACCGGTGCTCGCACCGCCGCCGCCCGCAAAATTGTCTACGATGATTTCTTTCATGCTGTTGCTCCCATTGCGCGGGCCAGTGTGCCAGCGGTGTTAATGATTTCAGCCGTTGGCAGGCCGTCCATTTTCAGGCGATTGATGTGGTGACGCAGTTTGTTCTGGAGGTGGGCGGCGAGTCTTGAAGACTCAGCTACCTGGTCGAATAGGTAATGCACTTCGGCTGGCCACACCTGGTTATTGGTTTCCGGTACCGGAATAGCCTGAGGCTGGTTTTGATGAAGGCGTGAGGCTTCATTGTGGATCTGGAAAAGAAACGCTTCCCCCTGCGCCAGCAGTTCTTCACGGTCGATATAACTGAACGCAGGCCCGCGCCACTTTTTGTCGAATACAGCGATGGCTGCGCCGAACCCTGCCGATGATTCAGTTGGCTGGCCTTCTGCTGGGCGGTACCAAACAGGTAAGTCAAAACTGATCCGGCCACGCACTAACGCTATGTGATCTGCGTCTTCCGGCCACCATGTTTCCCCTGTGGCAGCTTTAATCAGGAAGACATAGCGACCGCCCAGTTCACGCATTGCCATCGTGTGAGCGATGATGTGACGCATGCCGGTGATGTATACCTCATCGTGCATGCTGGCGCGGGAATACGGAGGATTTGCAAAAGCAGCTCCATGCAGTTCAGCCAGTCGTGCAGACCAATCCTGAGTAAGCGCATTATTCTCCGCTGTATAGAACGCCGGGCATTTGCTGTTTTCACCATCAGAAAACAGGTCGAGAACAAGCGGGCCAAACTTGGCATTGATACCCCAGAAAAGAGCGTCGGGCGTGCGCCACTGGTCGCCAACTTCTTTAAGCTTGTGAGCGGGCAAAGCTTTCTGCTCAGTGAGAGCCTGAGAATATGGATTGGTCATGCTGCTTTCACTCCCTGCTGGCGCTGGGCGCACTCTTTCCAAATCTTGGCCCACGTCGTAATGGCAAAATCACTGCGCATGCTGCGGACACTGGCTTTGCTGGCCTCTGTACACACCATTTTTTCCAGCGCACTCGGTGCTTTAGTCGCCGCAACGCCGCTGATGAACCGGCGGTATGCCGCGTCCCGCTCTGCGGTATCAACTGCAACGTCACTGCCAGAAGTCCACTTTCCGTTCACACAGCCCGGACGACCGCTCTTCGCCCACTTGGTCGCGCTGAGCAGGTAACCTTCGAATTTGGTTGGTTGGAACAAGGTTGCCGGGCGCAGATACTCCGCCATTTTCGGAGAGTCGCCCCAGTGAACCTGCTTGTATTCGATAACCAGTTGCAGTTCTTCCAGGGTGTGGCCTTCACGGAGACGGGCACGCATGTTTTCCAGTGAGCTATTAGCGGGCTGATACCGTGAACCGGTGATTTGGTTCAGGTGTTTCAGTGCCTGTTTGGCTTGATCAGTAATTTCAACTTCGGCGTCGGTCTGCGCAGCAGGCTGACAAGAGGTTTTATTATCTGATGGATCTTGTTTTGAATTTACTAACGGATCCCCCCCAGATTCTGGCGGGTGAAAAACGGTTTTCGTGTTCGATTTTGATGCGTCGGATTTTGACCGGTCAGAATTTGATGCGTCAGATTTTGATGTGTCAGAATCTGACGGTTCAGCAGCAGCACGAAGCTTCGCAATATTCAGCTGGTACATGTTCGACGTATTGCGGTTTCCCTTGCGGCGCTGGGTACTGGTGATCCAGCCGTCAGCCTCAAGTTTGCCCAACGTAGTGCGCACAGTGCTTTCACCGGCACCCAGCTGGCGGGCAATGGTGGTAATCGACGGCCAGCACAGGCCTTCGTCAGAACTGAAGTCAGCGAGGCGCGCCATAATGGCAACCGCCGATATTTTTAAACCGGCAGCAGCGCAACCATCCCAGACGTATGCGGATAACTTAACGCTCATAGAACCCTCTTAAATTTTCGCCGGAATTGTTCAGTAGGCTGGGCGCACTCATGCGGGTAACCGGCGCGCATGAAGATGACGCGATCCCCTGCTCTGTCGAAGCCCACGACGTGTACCACAACGCCCCGCCAATCCTTGTAATGCCTGTCCAGCTTTTGGATTTCTTCAGACATGCAGTCACCTCAGAAGCGTGCTCACTGAAATGCTTATTCCACCAGTCAGCGAATGAGCTATTGCAGATGAGTTGGCCACCGCCGATCACAACTTCGTTTGAGAGGAACTGATCAGCGCCAGCAATCTGACTTTTGTTTTTATCAGCCATATCAACCTTCCATTTTCTGCTGTGATTTAGCGCCAACGTAGCCGCACATCTTCATGTAACGGTCAACCACAGCTTTAGACTTAGGGATGTGGTTGATGCCCTTGCCGGGCTCCCGTACTATCCGGACATACGCGAACGGGCACGCTGTGATGCATTTGAATTGCACTGTTGGTCGAACGCGGTTTACACTGTTCATGCGTTAATTACTCCACACTGTTTAATTGATGCGCACCCGACGCCCCGAGCTGCACACTTGGGGCGTCAACCTTTTCTGGCTCGCAATAAACCAACGAAACCAGGTTCAAAAACTGCATCAGCGTTACTTTGAACTGATAAGCAATTTCGTTAAGGCTTGCCCATTCCTGCTGGGTCACAACTTCGTCTTCGATGTATTCCCGGTAAGCGTTCACCAAATCCCCCAGTCGCCCGACCAGTTCAGCGAGCTTTAACCCAATTTCTTCGTTGTTGTCCTCAAACTGAGTTCCCGGCACGTGATACCCCTCATCACGCTCATGAGACCAGGCATCAGTGACGAACGTTTTGCCGCTGGCCTTTTCCAGAACCATGACCCAGCCCATAGGGAAATGCTGATCACCATCAACCCGGAGGCGGTTGTAAATTGCATTCTCGGTAACATCCAACCATTCAGCCGCTTCGGCGTAACCGCCAGGGAGTGCGGCTATTGTTTTCTTGATGGCGATTACCAACCATTCAGGCTGCTTTTCTGCTTTCCAGTGTTGTTTAACCACGGTTTTTACCTCTCATCTGTGGTTATGGCTGTGCGCCAGCGGTGTTAGTCTTTTCGTAAAGCGCAGAGTCAACTTTCAAAGCGCCTTTGGTCAGCACCTGAATTTCGAATGCGCGCCCCTTTGGGATCACATCTGTCCAGCCGGAAACAGAGGCGTGCGATAAACCCAAGGCTTTAGCAGTCTTGCTTACTCCGCCGAAGTAAGAAATTACGTCATCTTTTTTCATCAAATCCTCTTTTGTCGTGAAATAACACATGATGATAGTAGGATATCTTACATATTGGAGTCAAGGAATCCTACATCGATAAATGGTAGGATTGCCTACATGGAAATGAATGAACGAATTCGCGCTAGGCGCAAAGAACTTAAGCTGACTCAGTCGGTACTTGCCAAACTAATCGGCGTGAACCGTGTCACCGTCACAGGCTGGGAATCAGGGGACTATAAGCCAGGTGGTGAGAACCTCCAGGCGCTTGCTGCTGCTTTGGAATGTAACCCACAGTGGATAGTTGATGGTAAAGGTGATCCTTTAGATAACGCGCCGCCAGCTACGATTCCCACCGAACATTTTGGAATAAAAGAAATTCCTGTACTGTCTTGGGTTCAGGCTGGTGAATGGACAGAGTCAGATTCTCAAATCACTATTCAAGATGTGAAAGAATGGATTTACACCACCGCTTCGGTTTCATCTGAGGCCTTTGCGCTGCGCGTTCGCGGTGATTCAATGACCAACCCATCTGGTGCACCAAGCATACCTGAGGGTTCGCTGGTCGTTGTAGATCCCGACCGTATGATGAGTGAAGATGCTAATGGCAAGATAGTGGTGGCTCAAGTAATCGGCTCTACAGAGGCAACTCTAAAAAAGTATGTTGTCGACGGGCCTTTGAAATATCTCGTTCCTCTCAATCCTAATTACCGACCATTGGAAGTTAATGGCAACTGCAAACTGGTTGGCATTGTTAGGCAAGTAATAATGGACCTATAAGCTTCAGTGAACTCCAGATGAGCCGCCATGTGCGGTCTTTTTTTATATCTTAATATGTAAGATTTCCAACATTCACGCTTGACAGCAAAAGGTAAGGTATCCTACATTAAATCCATCAGAGCAGCACAACGGCAAGAACGCAGCAGCTTAATGAGGTGACAGGATGGGTAAGCAAGAGACCAAAAATTATTGCACCGGGTTATTCGGACAAAGAACTTTTTGATTGGTTT